TACAAATTTGGAACAGATGGTATTTATGAAGGTAAGAAAAAAATAAGAGATTTAAACGAGTTTGATAAGGGATTCCAACAAGTTGCGGCGATATTTAAATCACAAGGAATGACGTGGTTGAGTAATAATGACCCAATGCACGTTTCAATATACGAATAATTATGTCAGCGATACCACCCACCAAAAATCCAGGTTTAATTATAGATGACTTTATTTTGTACGCAACAAGTCATCTAACTTCGGTTTCTGGTATAGTAAACACAGTTTCTTTATATCCACCAGTTGGTACACCTGGTCCTGGAATAGTTCAATGGAGTGGATATCAATTGGCACCTGCAAAACCAAAATCGGTTAGTCCACAACAGGAATTATATAGTAAGATTGATTGGAGTAAAACGGATTTAAAAGAAGATGATCCAGAAGTTCAACAAATAATAAATCCAAGCATCCCTGCAATAGAAGAAGAATCAATAGGATATGTTCAAGAGGTAAGGAACAACCCATCGGCTTATAGTGATGCGAATTTAGAAGAAGAGTCTTTTACTGCAGCAAGTCAGGTGAATAATGTTAAAGCTGAGAAACTAAATCAAGTTTTAATAGACCAAGGTATTGTAAAAACACCTGCAGCAGAAGATATAAAAACGGGATATAAAAGTTTAGATGAATTACTTCAAAAAGCAGGACAATGGGCTAGAACACTTGGAAAAAATGAAAGAGTAAAATATCAAAACCTAAAAAGTGGATACGTTAAGGGAGTTCACGGATTGTGTCCACAAGGAACACAGGCGGTTGTTGCTGCATTAACCGGTATAAAGGGATTGGGAACAATTAGTGGAAACGCCGATTGGTTTTCTTTTAAAAATCCATCAACCGGTGGTGGTAGAAGTTCATTCGCAATTAGTATTGGTGGTAAAAGCTATTATAATGATAAAATAAAAATAAATGTACCAAAGAATTCATCGGGTACACCTGATTTTTCTAAATCATATATAGGAGATTCTTCACAATGGCAAGTTGGTGATATTATAGTAATGGGATATACTGGTGGTAAACCATACGGGCATATTCAAGTATGGACTGGTTGGAATTGGGTTAGTGATTTTACTCAAAGAGGTATTCAAAAAAATCACGTAGATGCGGATAGCATTGCATTGTGGAGACTTAATCAGAATGGTAAAACGGCCATACAATCTCAGAAAAAAGCATAAAACCCAAAAATAATCAATCTAAATATTTATAAACATAACAAATAAAGAAGTATGAATACCGATAAATTATTACATGCAATACAAATTTTGGTTAAAGAAGAAATTAAACAACAACTTCCAGGCATTATAAAAGAAGTAGTTAGAACCGAAATGAAGAAAGTATTGACAGAACAAAAACAACCTAAAAATACTGGTTTAAGTATGGCTAAAGCCATACTAGGTGATGAAGAACCTAAAATAGTAGAAACAAAATCAAAGGAAACATTTAGTAAAAATCCTATGATTAACCAAATTCTTAATGAAACTAAAGCTGCTGTTGCGAATGATGGTGGATTTAGAACTATGAGTTTTGGACAGGGTGATATGGGTTCAATAGTTGGTAGAACTGCGATAGCAGAAAAAATGGGTTATGGGGAATTTGCTAGTGGACCTCAAAAAACTGGATTGGGAGTTCAAACTGGTGTAGCCGAATTAGATAAAGCTTTCAATAGAGATTATTCAGAGCTTGTTAAAAGATTTAAGAAGTAATGGCAATTGTATTAGGTCAAAAGTTAGTACAGGATACAAAAAAGTATCAAGATTATGCAATAGGAATAACTTTACCTATACAAATAGGAAATACTGCGTTCAATCAATCTTTTACAACCGCCGAACAAGTTAAATCAAACATAAAAAATTTGTTGTTGACTAAAAAAGGTGAAAGAGTAATGCAGCCTAATTTTGGTAGTGGTTTGCAAGAACTATTATTTGAATTTAACGATGATTTATTGGCTGTTAAAATTGAAGATGCAATCAATGAAGCTTTGGAAACTTGGTTACCTTATGTTACTGCTGAACAAATTGATATAGAGCAAACTAATGATAATAAAGATAGAAATTTGGTAAATGTTTCAATTACTTTTAGTATTTTAAACACACCTGATTTAAATACTGTTTCATTTAGTGTAGCTCAATAAAAAAAATAAAATGGCGATTACAACAACAAATAAAAATTTTAAAAATAGAGGAAAAGATATAAAATATCTTGATAGAGATTTTATAGGATTTAGAAATAATCTTATAGAATTTGCTAAAAACTATTTTCCAAAATCATATTCAGATTTTAATGAATCATCACCTGGTATGATGTTTATAGAAATGGCATCTTATATAGGAGATTCTCTTTCATATTATATAGATGATACATTAAAAGAATCTTTAATGGTATATGCTGAAGATATCAGAAGTGTATTAGCACTTTCTCAATATCTAGGTTATAAACCCAAAGTTACAGCTCCAGCGGTAGCAACATTAAGTGTTTATCAATTAGTTCCGTCTAAGGGTAGTGGTATAAATAATTTACCCGATGAAAAATATTTTTTAAGAATAAAAGAGGGATTACAGGTTCGTTCAGGAAGAAATAATATACTTTTTAGAACATCTGATGTGGTTGATTTTTCGGAAGAAAACGAAAGAGAAATTAGTGTATATCAAAGAGATGTATCAACGGGTGAACCAACTTTTTATCTTATTAAAAAATATGTACAAGCTATTTCCGCTGAAATAAAAGAAAAGGTTGTAACATTTGATACATATAGTCCATTTCAAAAAATTTTAATTGAAGATACCAATGTAATTTCAATATATGATGTAAGAGATTCAAATAATAATAAATGGTACGAAGTTCCATATTTGGCACAAGAAATGGTATTCGTTGATTATCCAAATACCGAAGCAAATGATCCAGATTTATATCAATTCAAAACAAGTGTACCTTATATTCTAAAAACTATTAAAACACCTAAACGTTACGTTGTAAAAGTAAACGAAGATAGTACAACAACTATTCAATTTGGTGCAGGTGACCCATCGGCATCTGATGAGTTGTTAATACCTAATCTTAAAAATGTAGGATTAGGATTACCAAACTCTATTAGCCGTTTAGAGGAATCATTTGACCCAACAAACTTTTTAAAAACTAAAACATACGGAACTTCTCCATCAATGACATCAATTACTGTAAAGTATTTAGTGGGTGGTGGTGTAAATTCAAATGTAGCTACTGGACAATTAACTAGAATATCTAAAATTGAATTTGAGCAAGATAATCAAATTCTTACTGATGCGGAAAGAGCTATATTTGAAGCAACTAAAAATTCTGTTGCAATAGACAATGAAGTACCTGCAGTTGGTGGTAGAGGCGGTGAGAGTGTAGAGGAAATTAGACAAAATGCATTAGCAAACTTTGGTTCACAAAATAGAGCAGTTACTGCTAGAGATTATCAGGTAAGAGCATTATCAATGCCACCAAAATATGGTGCAATAGCAAAAGCATATGCAACTGCTGATGGTACATTAGATAATAATTCACCATCATCTATATTAGCATCTCCAAATAATTTACAAGAATTTACAGATTTGGTAATGAGTTTTGTAAACAAACCAGATTCGGAAGAACCAACACAACAGTCTATAAAAGAAGAAATTACTAAATATTTAATTGGTAAAACTTCTAATTCTGATGAAAAAAATAATCCATTTGCAATAAATCTATATTTGTTAGGATACGATTTGTTTGGAAAATTAACACCTGTAAATAGAGCTGTTAAAGAAAATCTTAAAACATATTTAAATGAATATAGAATTCTTACCGATGGTATTAATATGAATGATGGCTTTATTATTAATATTGGTTTAGAATTTGAAATTAGTACATATCAAAATTATAACAAAAGCGAAATTTTAGCGAAATGTATTGCTGAATTAAAAGATTATTTTAAAATTGATAACTGGGCATTCAATCAAACCATTAACTTAAGTGAAGTAGAACTTTTAATTGCAAACGTTGAAGGAGTAGAATCAGTACCATATGTAAAATTAGTAAATAAATGTGGTGGTAGATACTCGCCTAATTCATATAACATTGAAGCAGCAACTAAAGATAAGATTGTATATCCATCTTTAGACCCATCTATATTTGAAATAAAGTTTCCAGATTCAGACATTAAAGGGAGGGTAAGATAATGGCATATTATTTTTTAACAGCATCAAAAGATGCATCGGTATATCTACAACAACCAAATCAAAATACAGGTTTGGATGAAATATTGGAAATAAGTAAAATATACTACGGAAACATTAAAGATGTTTCAAGAGCACTACTGCAATTTGATTTGGGATACCTTTCATCTTCTTTATCAAATGGACATATATCCATGTCACAGGCTACTCTAGTTTTAAAAGAAACACAAAGTGAAGAAATACCTCTACAATATACTTTATATGGATATGCGATATCAGGTAGTTGGGAAATGGGTACTGGCACAAGATTTGATAATATATCTACAAAAGGGGTAACTTGGAATTATAGAGAAGGTGATTCAAAATTAGATTGGTTAGAAAATAATTTAAATTTAGGAACTGATGCTAATCCAAATAATGGACAGGGTGGAACTTGGTGGAATGGGTATTACACATCACAAACGTTTAATTATCAAACGGCAGACATAGATATGGATATCAAATCCATTTTACAATCTTGGATGAGTGGTTCGATACCTAATAATGGGTTAATGCTTAAATTTGATTCTAATTTAGAAAATGATACACAAGATTATGGTGTAATAAAAGTATTTAGTAAAGAAACAAATACAATTTTTCAACCAAAAATTAAAATTGGATGGAATGACCAGCAGTATAATACCGGTTCGTTATCCGCTGTATCGGCAGGTGATATTAAAATTGGAATAACTAATCACAAAAAAGAATTTAAAGCGGGCACAGCTCCAAAACTAAGATTATTTGCAAGAGAATTATATCCATTAAAAACTTTTACAAATTCATTTGCGTATAACACATCTAAGTATCTACCATTGAATTCATATTATCAAATTAAAGATTTTGAATCTGATGAGATTATTATACCTTTTAGTGATTATTCAAAAATAAGTTGCGATTCTGATGGAAATTACATTAATTTGAATTTATCAAATTGGGAAATAGATAGAACATATAAAATTGAATTTAAAGTTGATTTTGGTAATGGTGATATTCAATTTTTTGATAATGATTTAACATTTGCAATTTCAAAATATTAATTAGTATGATAAAGACGGGAATTGTAAAAACAGGGTTAAGAAACGAAGAAAAAATTAGCGAATTGCTAGTGAGTGGCTCTACTGCTATTAAAACAAAAAATAGTTTTGGAGTACACATATTTAGTGGTTCGGTTCTTGACGATGGTATTATTTCTGGTCAGTTAATAAAGCCAAAATATAATGAAGAAGAAATTTTAAAGGCAATTGATACAACCATAATTGAACTTCTTGAGCCAGATGCACCATTATTAGAACCTACAATTCTACAAAGTGCATACGATGAATCAATTGAATTAGTAAATGATTTAACACAACAAATAGAAGATTTAAATACTGTTATTTTAGATTTATCCGCTAAAGTAAATGCATTGGAAATAGTATCGGAGAGTTTAAGAGTAGAAATGGATTCTAAAGATTTATTATTGGCGGTTTCTCAAAACCAAACACAACAGGCTAATTCAAAAGTTGAAAGTAGTATTGCTGATTTACAAACTGCAATACAAAAAGCAACAGCGGAATCTATTCAAAGAGTTTCATTATCCGCGAGGAATACTTCTTTAAATCAGGAAAATGATTTGTTAAAAGAACAATTGAGTAGTGCTCAAAATCAAATAGTAAATTTGACACAAACCATTAATCAGCTTAATACGCAACTTAATACAAACCAAACTCAGTTAATTCAGGCTAATCAACAATTGACAAACGCAACAACTAAGAAGAAGAAAATCATTTGTAATGAATTATACAATCAAGGTTTCTTACCTCAACATATATGGGATGCGGATGAACGTTATGGTGAAATGATGTATGAGAAAGACCCTCGTTTGGTATTAGGATATATGATGTGGGCTAGAAATGTTGTTAAATATATGAAAGCTAATCCACAAAATACAAAATGGATTTATATGTTGGTTAAACCTTGGACCGAACATATGGCATATGAAGTTGGTATATTATCGAAAGATAATTGGATAGGTAAACTTATTCATAATGTAGGAAAGCAATATTGTTACTATGTATATGATAAGCAAATGAGTAAAAGAAAAAGATTAGCATGGCGATAAAAACATTTAAAGAAATTATTCAGAATAAAGGATATCGTATCAACACCAATGATAGAAAGATTTTTGAAGAAGGAACTTTAGAATCTTTTTTTGGTTTTGGAGAAAAAGATGCAATCGAATTTATCATATATGATATAAACGATAACCAACTACCTCAAATAAACGATGAGTTGGCAAGATATATACCGTTAAATTCTGAAAACATTAGAGAGTATTTTTTGATACCAGAAGGAACTTTATTTAAAAAATATCAATTTCCTACTGAATATTTTATTGATGCCGAAAGATTGTTAAGAGAAGCGGGTTATGATAATGGCATTTTTAAAACACAGGTAACTCTTATTAACAAAAGAGTTGGTAGTAATAGTGCATTTGATAAACTTTGGATTTCAGAGATATCTCCATCTAGAACGGAAATCAGATTATATCCTTTAAAAAAAGGATTAGAAATTAATGATGAACTTAAAAAAAGATTTGAATTATTTGTAAAAAACGGACAATTTAGAGATGATACTATACAATTGGCATTTAATTTTATTGAAAAAATAACTCC